AGAAATAAATCTGTAAGTGGTAATCAGATATATATTACACAAACAGGTGATGGTAATACTTTAAATATATTACAAGACGGTGACGACAACTTAATTATTGGTACAGACTTAACATCATCAGCTGTAATAAATGGTGATAATAATGCTTTAGATTTAGACCAGATTGGTAATGATAATGTTTTAGGTTTAGATATAGTAGGTTCATCAAACAATGTGGCAGTCACACAAAATGAAGACCAAAGAGCAAAATTAAGTATTACAGGTAATTCAAACAATGTAGATTTAGACCAATCAGCAATCAACTATGTTGGCGAACATTATATGTCAGTTATCATAGCAGGTAATAGTAACGCAGTAGATGTAGACCAAACAGAAACAGGAAATAAGAAATTGTTTTTAGATATAGACGGCAGTAATAATGTTGCAGTAGACCAAAAAGGTACAGGCAATCATTATGCAGAAATAACATTGACTGATAGTCACAATGTAGATGTAACACAAGACGGAAGTGGTGACCACAATGCCACAATTAATTTAAGTGGTAATACATCAACGATAGATTTGACACAGGATAGTAGTACCTCACAAAATTATTATCTTTATCAAAATTGTTCGCAAACTTCTTGCTCAGCCACTGTCACACAGAACTAAATAGTAATAGATGAAGAAATTATTTACACACTGGACTTTCGCTTTTGTTACCTTGTTCGCTCTCACATGGGTTGGACTACAAGACCCACAAATAAAAGAAATTCTTAGGTTAAAATCATTTGACCTACAATTCCAAGCACAAGAAAAGGTAGTCTCACAAGACATTGCTATAGTTGAAATAGACGAGAAGTCTATGGAAATATATGGTCAATGGCCTTGGAAGAGAGATATACTAGCAGGTCTTATAGAAGAATTAAGAATGGCAGAGGTTGGTGTCATTGTATTACCGATATTATTTGCAGAAGAAGATAGATTAGGTGGTGATGAAGTTTTTGCCAATGCATTGAATGGTAATTTTGTAGTCATATCACAAACAGGTTCACATCAAACTACACAAAACGGATATCCTAGAGGTGTTGCCAAGATTGGTGACCCATTAAGTTGGTTATTTGAATGGCCTGGTATGGTAGGACCAATACCATTGATAGGTGAAAATGCAGCTGGTGTAGGTACAACAAACACAGCACCTGAAATAGATGGTGTTGTTAGAAGAATGCCTTTACTTATGAAAATAGGTAATGATGTTTATCCAAATATTGCAATAGAGGTAATTAGAGTTGCAGTTGGTGACCCTAGTTATCAGGTGAAAGCTAGTGACGCAGGTATTATTGCTATGCGTGTACCAGGTTTTGCAACAATCAATACCGACCAACATGCAAGAATATGGTTAACATGGAATAAAGAATATAAAACAGTATCTTTAGCAGAAGCAGGACCAGGTGGGTTTTCAGACTTAAAAGGTAAAACTATTATCATTGCACCCACAGCAGAGGGAATAGGTGGTGTGATTGCAACACCGACAGGTCAACAATATGATTATGTTGCCCTTGCCTCTACTTTACAAACAGTTATAGATGGTGTCAATATAGAAAGAATTGATATCTCATGGTTGATAGAATTGGCTGTTGCCTTTTTAGTAGGTGCCTGTATAATAGTCCTTACAAGATTTACACCGTACTATGCAGTTGGAATGATGATGTTCTTCTTTGCAATTGCTTCAATATACGGTACAATATATTTCTTTGAAAGAAACATGTTAGTAGATGTCACTTGGATTTTAGTGACAATATTGTTTGTTGGTTTACATAGTATATTCAACAGATTTATTTTAGAATTTAGATTAAAACAACAGATAAGAAAACAATTTGAATCATACCTTGACCCACGACAAGTTGCCATATTACAAAAAGACCCTAGTAAATTGAAACTTGGTGGCGAAAGAAGAGAAATGTCTTTCTTATTCATGGACATTGTAGGTTTCACACCAATAAGTGAACATTATAAGAACAAAGATGACCCCGAAGGCCTTGTAGGTGTAATAAATGACTACTTAAATAGAATGAGTAAGATAGTAATGGATAATGGTGGTACTATTGATAAGTACATGGGCGATTGCATAATGGCATTCTGGAACGCACCCCTTGACTGTCCTAATCATGCGGAGATGGCTGTTAAGACAAGTATAGAATGTGCTAAAGAAACACAGGCAATTAAAAAAGAGTTTAAAGAAAAAGGGTTACCAGAGATTAACATTGGTTCAGGTGTCAATACAGGTACTTGTATCGTTGGTAATATGGGTAGTGATATGAGGTTTGACTACTCAGTAATAGGTGACGCAGTTAATCTAGCTGCTAGGTTAGAGGCTGCGACAAGAAATTACAAAGACAAAAAAGGTAATGTTCTTGCTACATTATATTCTTCTTACACCATGGAACAATTGAAAGATGTTGACTCAATAGAAGTTGACAAAATCAAAGTCAAAGGTAAAGAAGAGTTAATTACAATCTATAAACCTAAAATAAAGGAGGCTGATTAATTATCTAACTAAAACTATTTTTAACTTTTAAAAAGGAGGTCATTCTGACACGATTACAACAACGAAAATTGTATAAAGTAATTAAAAGAAAAAGAAGAGCAGACCATAGGACACGTTTATATTTGTTATTCAACCAGTGGGTCCTTATTAGAAAACAAAAAGATAGAAGAAGGAGGAAAACACAAAAAAAATTATATATGTTGCAAAGAAGTCGTGATTTAGGTCACCGTATAGCAGCGTAATTAACTAAATAATAATAGGACAATATAGTCAAGAGGTAAGATAAAACACTTATCATTAAGTAATAAACATGAGTCCTACTATTCCGTCCTTGCAAGGATAGTTATTAATCAGAGAGAGAAAACGAATGTCAGATAATCAAATAACTGACCTCAAAGTAGAATTTGAAGGTCTTAAAAAAGACGTTAATAATGTTATGAATCTGAACAGTCGTTTAGACACAGCTATTGAAAAATTAACAGATGTATCATCACAAATCAAATCAATGTTGGCAGTACACGAAGAGAAGATTGGTCGTCAAGAACAGATAGACGAAATCATCTTTGAAAAATTAAAAGACCGTGCTGATTCTATTGATAAGGTTCACAAAGAGTTATCAAAAGAAATGTATCACGTAGAAAAGAGATTATTAATAGAAATTAAGTCTCTTAAGCTTGACATTTCAGGAAGAATCGGTATACTAGAGAGATACAAATGGTTAATTATGGGTGGCGCCATAGTCGTTGGTTGGTTCATAGCACTTAATGGTGGTGAACTCATAGACTTAATGAAGTAACCAGACTGGAATAGCTTTTTAAAAAAATAAGCGCTGGAAACCTCGGTGCTATTTTTCTCGCTGGAGGTTCGCCACAGCATTGACAAGGTGACTATATTATGTTATTATGTGTATCTTATCTTATGAAAGTATATTATGTCAAGTTACATTGATTTAAAGTTTATTAATGAAATATCTGCCAGATTGTCGCAGTTTAAAAAGAAGACGGATTATCTGTATAATTTCAGATGTCCCTATTGTGGCGATTCGCAGAAGTCTAAAACCAAAGCAAGAGCATATCTCTACAGAGTAAAGAATGATATGTTTTTCAAATGCCACAATTGTGGTGAAGGACACAACTTATCAAATTTTTTAAAATATTTGGATCCAAAGAAGTATGAAGAATACTTACTAGAAAGATACAAAGGTTCAGCACCCTCCACGTCTAAACCTAAATTTGAGAATTTTGTACCTAAATTTGAAGAAAAAGATTTCTTAGCAAATCTTGTTTGTGTTAAAGACCTAGCAGAAGACCATCCGGTCACTGCTTACATTAATAACAGAAAAATACCTAATGAGTATAAGAGTAAACTTTATCTTTGTGATAAGTTTATGTCATTTGTAAATGAGGTAAAACCGAATACTTTTCCTCATACAAAAGGCGAGCATCCTAGGTTGATTATACCTTTCTATGATGTTGACGGCAAAGCATTTGCTTTTCAAGGCCGTGCATTTGGAAAAGAACAACCAAAGTATCTTACAATTAAGTTAGACGAAAATAAACAAAAAGTTTATGGTTTAGATACGATAAATTTGCATGAGCAGATTTACATTGTAGAAGGACCTATAGATAGTATGTTTATTGATAATTGTTTGGCAGCTGGTGGTGCTGATTTAACATTGACAGTACCAGTAGAACAAGTCACATATATATTTGATAACGAACCACGTAACAAAGAAATTATCAAACGTATGTATGACTTAATTGACGCAGGCTATAATGTTGTTGTATGGCCTGAAGACCTACAACTGAAAGATGTAAATGATTTAATTATTTCAGGAATGTCAAAGTTAGAGGTAAAAAATCTTATAAGTAAACATACGTATTCAGGACTAGAAGCATTAACCAATATGACCAAATTTAGAAAGTGTTAGGAGAAGGAGAAACATGACAGGAACAGAAAATATAAACGTACAAAAAAGAAACGGCCGAGGTACTGAACCTCTTAACATTGACAAGATACATGAAATGGTTGAATATGCTTGTGACGATATTACAGGCGTCTCATCATCACAAATTGAAATGTCCTCTGGTCTACAATTTTATGATGGTATTACTACAGATGATATACAACAGATTTTAATTAAGTCAGCTTCAGACCTAATCACACTAGAAACTCCTAATTATCAATACGCAGCTGCTAGACTATTATTGTTTAGTCTTAGAAAACAGATTTTCCATAGAATGTGGGACCACCCACATATCTATACTCACACTAAAAAAGGTGTTGAGTTAGGTGTTTACGATAAAACTATTTTAGAACATTATGATGAAAAAGATTTCAATAGAATGGAATCTTGGATTTCACATCAAAGAGATTATGATTTTACATATGCTGGGCTAAGACAAGTTATTGACAAATACCTTGTACAAGATAGAAGTAATGGACAAGTATTTGAAACACCACAATTCATGTACATGTTAATTGCAGCTACTATCTTTGCAAATTATCCTAAAGACAAGAGAATGAGTTATGTTAAAAAATATTATGACGCTACATCAAAATTTAAAATCAATATTCCTACTCCGGTTATGGCCGGTGTTAGAACTCCTATTCGCCAGTATGCTTCTTGTGTGTTGGTTGATGTGGATGATTCTTTGCCATCTATTTTCAGTAGTGATATGGCTATTGGCAATTACGTTGCACAAAGGGCTGGTATCGGTATTAACGCTGGGAGGATTAGAGGAATCAATTCCAGAATTAGAGGCGGTGAAGTCCAGCACACAGGAGTTATACCATTCCTCAAAAAGTTTGAGGCAACGGTTAAGTGTTGTACACAAAACGGTGTACGTGGCGGTTCTGCTACAGTGCATTTCCCTATTTGGCATAAAGAAATTGAAGATATTATCGTTCTCAAAAACAATAAAGGAACAGAGGACAATCGTGTTAGAAAACTTGACTACTCTATACAGATATCTAAAATCTTCTATGAAAGATTTATTAATGACGAAGAAATAACTTTGTTCTCGCCACATGAAGTACCTGAATTATATGAGTCATGGGGTTTACCAGAATTTGATGAACTGTATGAAAAGGCAGAAAGAAAAACTAGTGTAGAAAAAAGAAAAGTATCAGCACAGACATTGTTTATGGACATGTTGAAAGAAAGAGCAGAAACAGGTCGTATCTATATTATGAATATTGACCATTGTAATACTCACTCTAGTTTCAAAGACAGAATTTATATGTCTAACTTATGCCAAGAAATTACATTACCAACTACACCTATCACTCACATTGATGGTGAAGGAGAGATTGCATTATGTATTTTAAGTGCTATCAATGTTGGTAAATTAAATTACCTAGAAGATTTAGAAAGTCTTTGTGACCTTGCTGTTAGAGCATTAGATGAAATTATTGACCACCAAGAATATCCTGTTAAGGCTGCCGAAGTATCTACAAAGGCAAGACGTTCTTTAGGTATTGGTTATATTGGTCTTGCACATTATCTAGCAAAACAGAAATTAAATTATGCAGATAAAGAAGCATGGAAAGAAGTTGACGAATTAACTGAACACTTCCAATATTACCTATTACAAGCGTCAAACAACTTGGCAAAAGAAAAAGGTCAATGTGATTATTTCCATAGAACAAAGTATGCAGACGGCATTTTACCTATTGATACTTACAAGAAAGAAGTTGATGATATTGTAAATCGTAAACTATCTATGAAATGGGAACAGTTAAGAAAAGATATTAAAGAACATGGGCTGCGACACAGTACCTTATCAGCACAAATGCCAAGTGAGTCATCTAGTGTTGTTTCAAATGCGACAAATGGTATTGAGCCACCAAGAGATTATCTATCAGTTAAAAAGTCTAAAAAAGGTACATTAAAACAAGTTGTACCAGATTATCATAGACTAAAGAACGCATATACTCTTTTATGGGACATGAAAGGGAATGAAGGATATATAAATATCGTTGCAGTAATGCAGAAGTATTTTGACCAAGCAATTAGTGGTAATTGGTCATACAATCCTGAACAATATGAAGGTGGTCAAGTGTCTATTGCTCAAATGGCACAAGATTTATTGACAACTTATAAATTAGGTTGGAAGACTTCTTATTATCAAAATACATATGATAGTAAGAAAGATGAAGACGAACCAGTCCATCCATTAGGTTGGAAAGACGAAGTAGAAGAAACTATACCCAGCACACTAGCAGCCTCACCAGAAGATGATGAGAACTGTGATAGTTGCACAATATAAAGAGAGAGAGAAAAATGGCTAGAAGTGTACTAAACACAAACGATAATATTGACTTTACAAAGCAACCAATGTTCTTTGGTGAAGACTTGCAAGTGCAAAGATATGATGATATGAAATATCCAATCTTTGACAAGTTGAATCAACAACAATTAGGTTACTTTTGGAGACCAGAAGAAGTATCTCTACAGAAAGATAGAAATGACTATGCTCAATTGTCAGAGCAACAAAAGTTTATCTTTACTGCTAATTTAAAATATCAGACTATGTTAGATAGTGTACAAGGTAGAGGTCCATGTTTGGCATTTTTACCTTTCGTATCATTACCTGAAATAGAGGGTTGTATTGTAACATGGGATTTTATTGAGACTATTCATTCACGTTCATATACATACATCATTAAAAACTTATACTCACAACCAGGTGAAGTATTTGATACTATTATTGGTGATGAGAAAATTCAGAAAAGAGCACAAACTATTACAGAAACTTATGATGACCTAATTGCGTCAGGTTATAAGTGGCATTTAGATAATAAGTCAGTGACAGAATATGAACTTAAAAAGAAATTATGGAAAGCATTGGTCACTGTAAACATTTTAGAGGGTTTACGTTTCTATGTATCATTTGCTTGTTCATTTGCATTTGGTGAATTAAAACTACTTGAAGGTAGTGCTAAGATTATTTCTTTTATTGCAAGAGACGAATCACAACACTTAGCAATGTCACAAAGAATTATTAATAACTACAGAGAAGTAGAAAACGATAAAGTCATGCTAAAGGTCATTAAAGACACAGCAAAAGAAGTTGAGACAATGTATGACGAAGCAGTAGAGGAAGAGAAACGTTGGGCAACATATCTATTTTCCAAAGGAAGTATGATTGGTTTATCAGAAAAACTGTTACACCAGTTTGTAGAATATATGGCAAATCGCAGAATGAAAGCAATCGGCCTGACACCAAAATACGACCAAAAAACAAATCCACTACCATGGGTAGACCACTGGCTGAATTCAAAGGGTACACAAAATGCACCACAAGAAACAGAGATTGAGTCTTATGTAATTGGTGGTATTAAACAAGATGTAGAAAAAGACCAATTTAAGAAATTTAAATTATAATGGAAAAAGCAACAAAACATTGTACGAATTGTGATACAAAATACACCGTGACGTGGGATTTAGATGAACAAGATTTAGAACCAATGACGTGTCCTTTTTGTGGTTGGGAAGTTGAAGAACAAGAAGAGATTATTGAGGAAATACCGAATGACGCAGACGGACACGACAGAGAAGACGATAATTGGGATTGATTACAGTTTAACAAGTCCTGCTATTAGTATTGATAATGGAGCATTGATGTTCTTTTACCTCACAGGTAAAAAGAAATGGGCAATGACAATGAACGATACAATTGTTGGTGAGTTACATAAAGAATATAAAACTGATATAGAAAGATTCAAAAATATATCAGATTTCGCAATCAAAGTAATCCAGTCAACTTATAATCCTCATGTTTACATTGAGGGTTATTCTTTTGGTTCAAAAGGCCGAGGTGTATTTCAAATTGCCGAGAATTGTGGCATTTTAAAGTACAGATTAGAAGAACTAAATATACCATACAGTGTTATTGTTCCTAGTGTTGTAAAGAAATTTGCAACAGGAAAAGGTAATGCTGATAAAGACAAAATGTATGAGGCATTTGTGAAAGATTTGAAAATTGACTTGAAGAAAATATTTGATACCGAAAAGGTGGGCAATCCACTATCAGATATTGTTGACAGTTATTACATAGCGAAATGTGGAGAAGATAATGAACGTAATTAAAGGTTGGCATTTGCCAGATTGGGATAGACATTATGAAGCAATGTTGAAAGAATATGATGGTAAATGGGAATATCAAAAAGATACAAGAGATTTTAGTTTAGCATATGTAAAAGACTTTACTAAAGAATGTATTGATGTTGGTGGTAATATTGGTTTCTGGTCAAGAGACCTTGCAAATAAATTTAAATTCGTTCATGCATTTGAACCACATCCAGATAACATATTAGCATTTAAGACTAATATGAAAGAAACAAATTACACACTATATTCAGTTGCAGTATCAGATAAGAGAGCTGGTAGAGTAGATTTATTTTCATCACCAGACGAGTGTGGTAATGTAAGTCTTAATGAATGGGGTGTACAAACAGGTAATAGTTTAAGAAAATTAGAACAAGAACAACTTTCTAAAATAACAGTTGATGTAGTTGCAATTGACGACTATAACTTTACAAATATTGGTTTTATGAAAGTAGATGTACAAGGTAACGAAAGAAACGTTGTATTAGGTGCTGAACAGATGTTACGTAACAATGATGTTACATTAGTATTAGAACTACCTATGAGTCCTGGTAGAAAAACTTACGAAGCAGAAAAGAAAGAACATGATACTATCGTAGATATTCTAAAAGAATATGGATACGAAAAGAAAGGTCAACTACGGAAGGAGGCCGTATTCCAGAAATGTTAAGAATAGGTGTAGTTACAACATTAAGTAAAAAATTATATAAAGAATACGGACATAAGTTTTTTGAGACTTATAATTGGCCTTTTGATTTGATTGTTTACAGTGAAGACATGTTAGATATACCAAACATGAAAGGTCTAGTAGTACGTTCATCATTTGATGAGATACCAGAGTTAAAAGAATTCGTTGAACGAAACAAAGATAGACCAGTTTCAGATACACCACAAGGTTATCTACATGACGCAGTTAGATTTAGTTACAAAGTATATGCATATTGCAATGAAATTATTACAAGTGAAGACTATGATGGTTTAATCTGTATTGACGCAGATAGTATCTTTAACAAGAGGATAGACGAAGAATGGATTGAAAAACATATACACAGAAAAGAAAGTTTTATGACTTATCTTGGTAGAGGTAATCTTTACAGTGAATGTGGTTTCCTATACTTCAACAGAAACCATGAAAATACTTTTGAGTTTGCTGTTCGTATGAAAGAAATGTACAACACAGATACAGTTTATAAACTAAAAGAGTGCCATGATAGTTTCGTATGGGATTATGTACGAAAACAAACAGAAGAGATACATGGTTGTAAAAATTATAGTATTGGCGATGGTAAACCAGGTCACGTACAAGCAAGGTCTATATTAGGACCTGTTTATGACCACATTAAAGGTCCTAAACGTAAGAAATTATTGAGAAGTCCAGAAAGGCGATTTTAATGATAAACATTTTTATTGGTTATGATAGTAAAGAAAAGGCAGCCTTTTCTACACTAACGTATAGTA